AAGAAGAAAATGAAGAAGAAGATATGGATCAAGATATTAATTCATATTTATAATTTAAATTTCTACAACAATATTTAAATATTTTGGATTATAATAAAAATACATAAAATTTATTCTACATAAATATTTTTTTTCATTAATTTTGAAAATATCAATAGAATTTACCGAATCAAATTTAATTTCAGGATTATAATCTATATGTTCAGGAAAATTTATATTTTCTATATTATCGATGATAAATTGTGTTATATCATTATATAATTTCCAATGATATGGAACAATTTCATATTCATTTTTTTTTTTTTGACAAACATGTTGTGAGAAATACATTTTAAAATAGATGAAAAAAAATCAGTTTAAATTTATTTTTAAGTAAAATTTTATAAAAATTTTATAAAAATTTTATAAAAATATTTTAAAAATATTTTAAAAATATTTTTAAAAAAAAATAGATGACTGAAAATTTCATCTAAAAAAAATTCTCTGTGAAAAACTGACTTATTATATTTAAATACTTAAAAAGATGGCTTCTAATAAAAGTAAAACAATGGCACAATATAAAATGAAAGACTTTGATGTATCAAATATTACATTCGATAAACTTCAAAAAAATCAAAATGGAGGAAATTTCACTAATCTTTTATATAATGATAAAAAAGGTTTCTCTTTTCAACTTCCTAATGTAGTTTGTTATGGTCCTCAAATGTATCCAAATCAACAATCAGGACAAGAAGATTGGAGTATTACGGTTGCATTTAGAAAACAAGATATGGAAAATGATAAATCTATTAAAGAAGCAGTAGAAAAAATTAGAGAATTAGAAGAACATATTAAAAAAGAGTTACTTAGTAAATCTAAGGAATATTTCAAAACAACTAAAAAATTAAGTATGGATACAATTGATGCTTATTTTAATCCTCTTCTAAAAGAATCAAAAGATAGTGATGGTCTTCCTGATGGTAGACAATTTTATTTTAAAATTAAATTAAGTAGACCAAAAAATAAAGAAACTGGTGAATTACTTGATACTTTTATGTCTGATTTTTATGTAAAAGAAAAAGATGAAAAAGGTAATCGTAAATTACTAGAAGATGAAGAAGGTAATAGTGTAAATACTAAAAATATTGCTCAATTAATTCCTAAACATAGTAAAATCAAATGTACTATTCGTCCTGGAATGTTTTGGTTTATTGGTGCAAATAAATGTGGTTTAAGTGTTACTATTAATCAAGCAGTTGTTGAACCAAGTGAAACTTATAGTAAAGTATGTACAATTGAATCATCTTCTGATGAAGAGGATAATACAAGTGATGGAGAAGATAGTGATTCAGATGAATAAATTAATAATTACAAATACAATTTTCGTTAATTTTATATTTAATTGAACTATTTAAATAAGGACCTAAATATTTTTTTTTAATGTAAGGAATACATCTAATATCTAAGTTATTACCACCTTTAAATTTTTTTTTTTGATATAAAAATATTAAAAGTAAAAAAAATAAAATAGTTAGTATTATCATTATATTATATATAATTATTTTAATTTATCTTGTATATCCATTAATAAAAATTTAATTCTTTTTGAAATAGGTTTAATTTTAACTTCATTTAAAATATTTTCAATATTTAAAATTTTTAATATATTATTATTATTACAAAAAGTACAAATTAATTCGCAATTTAAATCATTTAATTCTTTATTTTCATCTAAACTTGATAAATTATTTAAATAATAATTAACATTATTAATTTTTTTTTTATCAAATAAATATGATATTATTAATATAATTCCATTAATTTTTAATTTTATTTTTTCTTTATTAATACTATCTATATAATTCTTATTTTTATTATTAAAATTATTATTAATTACACTAATTAAAATATCAAATAAATTATGGTTTGTTATATTATTGATTTCATCTAATATATTTACATATAAATTAATAAATTTGTGATCTAATGACATTTTATCATAAAAAATATTAACAATTTCTTTTAATAATATAAAATTCATATCATTATTACAATATTTATTAATATCTTTTAAAATAATATCATAATTTGTATTAGATAATTTATTTAATATTGAACGTATACTTTCTAAAATTACAACATTATCTACTTTATCTACTTTTCTATTATTATTCCAAGAATTTTCAGATTGATGTAATATTTTAATATTATTTATTGGCATTATAATAAATTCTACCTTTTTAGTATAATATTTTTTAAATTTATTTAGTATATTTAACATATATAATATATTTGTAGTATATCTATAAATCAATTTAAGATTAATTATATATTAAATATATAATTATGAATAATAAAATGAAAAGTATTGGTGGTAATAAATTTAAAAGAATGAAAAAAGGTGTAGGTGAAGTTAATACTAAATTAATGTTAAAAGATAAAGAACAAATATATGGACAAGCAATTAAATTATTAGGAAATTCTCGTATTCAGGTTAAATGTTTAATAAATAAGAACGGAAAACAAATATATGAAAATAAAATTGGTGTAATTAGAGGTTCTATGAGAAAAAGACAATGGATTAATATTGGTGATATATTAATTTTATCAGAAAGAGAATTTGAAAAAGATGGAAAAATGGACGTAATTTATGTATATTCAAAAGAACATAAATATCAAATTATTCAAAAAGAGAATTTAAAATTTAGTAATGAAAAAAATAATGATGAAGATATTGTAGAGTTTATAGATGATGAAGATAATTATGATATAGAAGAACAAAGAGAATACACAGAAACACCTTGGTTTTTATCAAATAATAATTCTTCAAGTGATGAAGATATTATTGATTCAAATAATAAAAAAACAAAATCAAATAAAATAGATATATCTACTGATGAAAATACTTCAAAAAAAAATAAAATTGATGATGATGAAATTGATTTAATTTAATGTCCAAATGTATTTTCTCCACTATATGAAATGTAAAGAAAACAATCTTCATCTTTATAATCTTCATAAATTTTTCCAATTAATTTATTTGAAGGTATAATTGTATTATCAATAAAGAAGAATAAAGCATGTTCAGGTTCTAATTTAATTCTTTTTCTAACAATATGCATAAATTGACTAAAATTTAAATCTGTTGGAACAAGATATTTATTTTTATCTATTTCAGGAATATCAACACCATTTGACATATTAGTTTTTTTTTCTAAAATAATAGGAATTCTATCATTATATTTAGCAATTATAGATTCTGCTTCTTTTTTTCTTTCTTCAAATGGATGTAATTCTTTGTAAGATTTCATTTATAATTATATATTATATAATATTTTTTAAATTTCTTATTATTTAAATTAAACATTATTTAAATAAATTTCTTTTATAATTTAAGTTAAACTTCCATGTGTAGACACATGCCATCTACTATCATGTCCTGCATCTAAATTTCGTAATACAAGATTTCGTCCTTCTTTTCTTAAAGCATAACGATGATGAGCAGAATGTGGTTGTATAGTGTGTGTATAACGTCTATCTAATTGATGTTGATTTAATAGTCCTCTTAATTTTGCAAAATGACTTCCATTTAAACATTGACCATCTATACATAAATGACCATTATCATGTGCTATAATTCTATGATTAGTTAAATGAACTTGTTTAGATGGCATTAAGTATATATTATGATTTTGTTTACCAGGTCTTATATAAGTATGACCATTAGAATATGGTAAATGTGAAATCAATTCTTGTCCTTTTAATTGATTATCATTTGAATGAATAATATTATTATTTGAATGTAAAATTATTTTATTAGCATCTTTTAAATTTATATCATGATTTTTTTTACCTGGTCTTATATATGTATGTCCATCGGAATTTGGTAAATGTGAAGCTAATTGTTGTCCTTGTAATTGATTATTATTTGATTGAATAATATTATGATTTGATTGAATAATATTATGATTTGAATGTAATTTTATTTGATTAGCTAGATCTAAAATAGTATGATGATTTTTTTTACCGGGTCTTATATATGTATGTCCTGAAGGATGTGGTAAATGTGAAACTAATTCTTGTCCATGTAATTGATTATTATTTGACTTTAATTGAATGCTATTTCCGTTAACATTTACATTCTTATTAAGATTATAAGGACGTATATTTGTGTGTCCTGATTCAGTATCTTCTATAAATCCTCCTTTAACAACTGTTTTTTTTTTTAAAAATTTAAATGTTATAAATAAAATAATTAAAATTAAAAATATATAAATACATATCATTATATATATATATATGATAAAAAAAAGTATAATTATTATAATTTTATTATTATAACTTCATTATAAAAATTAATTTATAATAATTTGGTTTTATATCAAAAGCATGACCAAGACCAGTTGCATTAATTTTAATTCCATGAGAATGTTCAGCATTTCTATCCATCCAATTTGTTCTAAAATCATGTTGATGATTTGTATCTGTATGACTCATAAAATCTTGTCTCCAATGACATCCTCTATTATCATCTCCTCCTGCATACCAATTATGTCCATTATTATCATTCATACTACAATGAAGTGTATTGTGTCTATGTACATGATTTCTAGTCATATGACCTGTTCTACCTGTGTGTTGATGATTAGTATTTGTTTTATGTATGATAGCACTATGTGTGTGTGAAGGTATATTATTAGGATGAAGTTTTACAAGTCCATTATAATATTTAGTATTTACAGCACCTTGTTTATTATCAACAGCAGTTCCTGTAATAAATCTATTTCTTAAATCAGGTGTACCATTTTTACCATCACATATTGCCCATCCTTTTGGAATATTGCTTGTAGTAGGATGCCAAATTATTATCATTCCTCTAGGAAAAATATTTTGATTATGTTGATTTTTTATATTACCTTTAACTATTAAATCTCTTTCAACATATACTTGTTTTTTATTATCTATTGTTGAAATATAAGTATGTCCATCTTCTGAATCTTCTATATATCCACCTTTAATATTTTTATTATTAAAAGAATTAATTATTATATATAAAAATACTAAACACAAAAATATTGATATTTTATTCATATATATATATATAAGAAATAATTATTTCTCATTAATTAAAGTTAAATTATACTCTTCTATACCAGCATCTTCATTATTTTTATGTTGATTAGACATAATTCTAATATATATATTTCCTTTAAATGTATTTGGTAATATTCTGTCAATGTGTATAGTTTTATATGGTTTATTACCATATTTATCATTATAATCAAACCAAGGTTTATTATTACTAGGATATGTTTTATGATGTGTTAAAACAGTACTATAATTATTACCTACAAATGATGGTTTTCTTGTAATATTTTCAGCTGCATTCCAATTATTAAATACAACTCCATAAATCCATTTTTCATTATTATTATTATCAATTCCTGTTATAGCTATACCATCCATAAAAGTTGATCCTGTAATACTTTGACTATTACTAATCCAACCATCAGTTGTACCAGCTGCTCTAACTTTTAAATAACCTTTTACTCTATTATAATTTTTATTATTACTAATTTTAATTACTCCTTGACCAGGTCCTTTTGTTCTTCCTAATGCTGTAATTTTTTGTCCAACTTGATTAGTTCTTACTTGTAAATTAACCATATTGTTTTGAATTCCATTTTTTTTTGCATTATAGTTATAATTTAAAACTACTTTTGTTTTATTTAAAATTTTATTAATTTTGTTATTTAAATCTGTTGATTTGTTATTTAAATCAGTAGAAATATTATTAATTTTTTTGATATTTTTAAAATCATCACTAGTTAAACAAATATCATTAAAACATAATTTTTTTGATTCAAGATTAATTTCATTTCCATTAATATTTACGTTTTTATTACTATTTACTGTTGAAATATAAGTATGTCCATCTTCAGCATTTTCTATATATCCACCATTAATTTTATTAACCTTTTTACTTGTAATATTAAATATTATATATAAAATTATAAAAATTATAAAAATATAAATACATATCATTATATATATATATAATACAAAAATATATAAAAAATTAAAATTAAAATGATTTAATTTTATATAATAATAATTATGAACAGTGAAATTTATCATGATTTATCTGTAGAACAATTAAAAGAAGAATTAAAATTTTGTTCAAAAGAAAAATATTTTCATTTAAGAAAAAGTGATGAATTTAGCAAAAATGAAA